TAGGAGCTTTGCGGCCTTCTCTACCTCCTGGGCAACAGTAGTCTTTTTACGTTTGGCCATTGATCTCTCTCTCGATCAGGAAGTCAACGTAGTGCTTTATCTTTCTAAGTGACTCTACCCCGCCCTTATCCTTCCAGCGAGTTATATACTTCACCACGTTGCCCTCACAGAAATCCAGATCATTTGCCATTATGTACTCAATAGGCTGTATCGCTTTGTTTTTGTAGTGGTCGCCACCTACTTGATTTTCTAGTGCTTTCATTCTTAGTCCTCTTCTTCAAGTATATCAATTTCACAAGGCATCCCAATGTTGCAATGAGGGCAAATACCGTAAGCATTGCCATCGCTGCCAATCCAATACTCAAGACCGTTACCACACTTACAGAAAGACTTAGCAGCAGTGACTCCAGTCGTGGGGAAATTAATAACATTACTCATCCTTTAAGCTCGGAACTACAGTCTTTCTGCTATGCTCGCCAGTATTGCAATGGTAGGTAATAGCATGTGCTGCCCTCCAACTTACATAACCACCCCTAGCCGCATAAGCATCAGCACCAGCCAGCGTTGGGTGCCTCTCAACTATCGCGCCTGAATTTTCGGCAGTTACTTGCTCTTGATGGTGGTAGTGACCTGTGTGGATATAGCAGTATTTAGCCTGTCCCCACATTGACCTGTATCTAGCGTCTGAGCTAAACACCGCGGGCAATGCGCCTATTTTCTTTTTGTGTCCGTGGTGAAAGCCCAGCATTATCTCGCCATGCAGGTGGGCGTAGTATGGAAACTCGGTATCGTCTACCTCTAGCCGTGCGTTGTTTTTGTAGATAACCTTAGCTGCCTTTCTAAGCCACGCAGAGCCGCTTTCGTCATGGTTGCCCTCGCAGACTATTAGCTTTACAGCTTTATGCTTGGTTAACAGTATCTCAACGCATTGCATGGTCACTGACAACGCCATCTCGATCAGCTTACCGTAGCGCGTATCAGCATCTAGTACATGTTTAGATATCGGTGTAACTGGCAAAAGGCCATCCCAGTGCAGGAAGTCGCCTTGCAGGTTGAGTATCGCAAGCTCGCTATTGGGTGAGCCATCAGCCATTCTAGTAATTGCAGACAGTGCCTCATGCTCTGCTATCGACATATCCCAGTCGTCGCCAGTCTCAGCGGCCCAGCTATACATGCCCAAATGGAAATCAGTCAAGGTGTAAAGGGTAAGTAGCTCTGAGTCATGGCCCTTAGCAGCTTTGATCTTTGGGGCTGGCTTCCATTCAAAGCCTTCGATAGCGTCTACAATTTGATCTCTGCTTAAACCTTTGGATCTCTCCTGTATAACCCATTGCAAGGCTTGTGAGCCATCTTCTTTGTAAGCAGTAGATATTCTCTTTGCTTCAAAGCCCTCTGCGGTCTGGTGCGTTAGGTCTCTGTGTGGAGCTATGCCCTGAGTAGCTGCATACTTCTCTAGCCGCCTCAGCATAACGTCAACGGTTCGCCTGCTACAATCTAACTTCTTAGATGCCTTGTTAGCCGATCCTAACTCAATTACTGCATCGAGTACCTGGTGATGTCTTTCCGTGGTTGCAAACTCCTTTAATACCCTGGGGTCTATCTTTGACATGATTCCGCCCTGTAATTACGTAAGTCATTGATCTTTACCAAATATAACATAAATTGAGTGATTTTGAGACAGATGATCCATGACAGTCCTGGCGACCATAGATACTTCTGTTGTGTCTAGTTGCCGGGTACTTTCTGACTTACTAGGATATAACGCAGATTGAACAGGCATCCATATGAACTTTTTGACATTATCTTGCGTCCAGGGAACCTGTATCTCCTTCTTGAAGATAGAGCAATTAACTATAAACCAGTACCCAGCGTCATTGCATCGATCTGCTATGTCGGTGAAAAACGAATGCATAGCATCATTTTGTTTAAGTGTTCTTGGCTTGCCTAGCTTGTAGTAGAAAGTCACGTACTTATGCTGATTGTACATGTCATCAACAAACTTTTTATAGCTGGTTAATTTATGATCACTGTTGACAGTATATTGTTCTGGCATGATCAATCACCGCAAAAACAGGGAATTGATTTGTCATCGAAGGCAAATAGCTGCCCTTGATCTGTCGCTATTACCTGCATCTTTTCATAACTAGGCTGATCGCTCCTAAATCTTGCGTTAATCTTTTTCTCTTGAGCTACCCACCAGTCAGCTATGGAGGGGTCATGCTCAACAATAGACTGTTTAATACTGTATCCCTTCAAGAAACATAGATCGCAATTACTTAGAGTATTTACCCCTGCTGGCGGCATAGAAAGGTCAAACTCTTGGTTATTCCAGAAGTCACGGACATCACTTTCTGTAATGCCATCATCAGCCATAGGCACAGCATAATTATCCTTTGTTCGCATCTTGGCTGCTCGTCTAGGCTCATCGCCTCTTATGCCCACTACAGTCAAAAAGTCATCGCCACCCATGTATCTTTCTATCGTCAATACCTTCAGCTCGCTAGTGCAGAACCTCGCCATCATGTTGGGCAGGTAATTCTTGTCCTCGATGAGCTGTTCAAAAGGCTCACCATTTCTGCTTGCTGTATCGTAATCAACCTCGATAAACTGCTTTTTCCCCGTATACTCCAACCAGGTTATAACTACGTTCCAGTGATTTGATACATCTCTGATGAAGTCTAAGGTTTGAGGCATTTCTTTCCCTGTGTTAGCAAAAATAACCTCAATATAGTCAGGTAATTTAAAATCATGGGCTTGTAGTATGCGGTACAACATGTAAGCAGAAGATCTGCCGCCACTAAAACTAATTACCGCTGGTTCATCTATGTAATATGGATTCATCGCCATTTCCTGTCCGTGTAATTAGGGTCGATACTAATTGGCGGCTTTTTAAGCCACTCCATTGATATTTCCTCTATCCTAGTCTCTAGCCTAGGAGCGTTTAACACTCTGAGCCTAGCTTCCCTGCAATAACCTCTCATCTTCTTTGCCGCCTCACTCTGCTGGGCAAAGTCTACTACTGGCAATAAGTGATGAGGTTCACAGTATTTCTTACCCTTTAAGCGACCACTGATAGTCGATTTAATTACCCCATTCCTTGGATCGTTATCAAACGTCCACTTAGAGTAGTCCATGTGGCAGTAAGCCACGCCATCTTTAAAGTAAGGGTGATCGCCCTTAAAAGGCGTAAACTTGCTTGGTTTATTGCTCATAGAATTTCCCGTCATAGTGGTAGAAGCCGACCTTCTGTAGATAGAAGCTACGCATCATATGCTTGTCTTCATCAGGCAGCCAGGTGATGTCTGTCAGGTTTGCATCTATACCTTGCGCTCTCATACTATTCTTTTTCTTTTGGCCAGAGGCCTTTGCTCTGGCGGCCTTTGACTGCTCACCATCTAGCCAAGTGTTGGCGAACTTAAACATCCCGCCTATAGTTTTTCGTTTAGCCTTGTTAGCCTGGCACCACATTGTCATCCTGTCTAACTGACCTTGGACGTTGATGTCGGGGCAGGTCTTAGCCCACCCCTGCATCATCTCCTGTGTTGGCTCCCACTCACTGCCGCATTTAGTGATCATTTGGCATACTCCATTTGGCAACTTTGACCGCTTCTCCATAGCGATTAGTAACCTCAATCATATCAGTTACTATGGAATACCCTTTCGACCTTAACTCACTTATCCTTGCCGGAGCTTCTAGTATTCCCAACTCATCCCAGCAGTTTAACCTGGTTAACTCTTTGCCTTCACTTAGGTAATTTAGGATTCTTTCTCTTTGTGTCATCTTTCTTCTCCTGTGGGGTTTTGTCTTTATTGAATATTGCATCGTAATTACTATCGTATGATGCTTTATTGGTTGGTCTTTGTTTGCTTCCTTTACCGCTCATACTAATCTCTCGCTTAATACTTTCCAAGCCTCAGCCGCCGTTTGCGGGACTACTCCGTTTCCCAAGAGCCTAATCCTGTCCACCCTGTCGGCAACCCCATCAGCCACTCTACCCACTCTGGGTTCAGTTGGCCACGACCAGACTTGTGTTGAACAGCGTCTGGTAGCGTGTTTGTCATTGGATTCCTGTTTTTTGCCGATAAAGTTTCTGGAAGCACTGCTCCTTTGTAGTCCCTTGCCGCAGGAGTTGGCCAATTTACTTGATTGGCTAATAGCTTGCGCTTTCCGTTCGGCCCGGGGTTCGTCCCGCTGTGCTTGCTGTCCTGAACCATCGGAGTCAGCCATGATGAAGACTCGCTTTCTCTGGTGTGGTGCGCCGACTTCAGCCGCGCTAAATATTCCCCACGCTGATTGATAACCATCTTTTTCCAGATCGCTAATGACCGTGGACAATCCAAGCGAGATGTGTCCCTCGACATTTTCGAGAAAGCATCGAGAAGGTCTAATTGATTCAATGTGTCTCCGTATGTGGGGCCAGAGGTGTCTTGGGTCATCTTCTCCGAGTCTATTCCCAACTTTTGAAAATGGCTGACATGGATATCCACCAGTAATAATGCTAACTTTTCCTCGAAATACTTCTGCTGGGAAGGTTTTAATATCCGTGTAAATAGGTGCGGGAGGTAACTGCCCGGCTTCCATCTTCTGGACCAGGTTCGCAATGGCGAAGGCTTCGATCTCCACATAAGCGATGACTCTATGTTCAATCCCGGCAAGCTCAAGTCCTCTTTCGATGCCACCATATCCCGCGCAAAATGCGATGACAGTTGGTAATTCCTTGGCAGTATCCACATCATTGTTTCCCATGTTTTATGTAAGTAATGGCTCGGCTCCCGCCTCACCCAGCTAATAATAAATGTTTCTTTATGTTTACTTTGTTACTTATTGTTAACTTATTTAAGGATAATATAAACCCTTTTGCTTGCATGAGCAAAAAAATCGATCTAAGGGCCGTGGCGACTTAGCGGTTGAAACAATGCTTGTATCGTATATCCAAACTATTCGTCAGCAGAAACCGATCTGCTTCTGAGGCTATGCGCGGAGGGTCAACCGCGACTATGGCATTTATTATGGAGTTCGCCACCCGAAGGGCCATGTCAATTCATGGCTGCTCTAGCCCAAGCACTATTTGCGAATAAGACGTTATCAGACTTTAAAAGACGTTATCAGACAGTGAAATAGACTACTGTGATATATACCTTGTGGTATACTTTGACATCTTGTTCTTCGCACAACAAGTATAAGTCCTTCCCCGACTTAAAGTAAAGCCCCCGTAACAGGGGGTTTTGTTTTTCTACCTTTCCATCTCACAAAATTCATCCAAAGTAATGTCACTCATCCGGCATATCTTCTGCAATGTGTGCAGTTTCATGTTCTCCTGGCTTCTCCAGCGCAGTACTTGCTGTGGATGACATTGCATATTTTTAGCCAGCTCTACACTGCTGATGCCAAATCTAGCCTGTAGAATCTTTAGGCACTTGCCTGCATTGGTCATTTCAATCATTCCTGTGTTATTATCGGATGGTGAGGCATTGCTTCACCTCCTATGGTTTGCCCCCCGAAAGGGGGGCTTTTTTACGCTAGAACGGAATGTCAGACTCTAGCTCTGCCATACTCATATTATCCGGCTTTGGCGCTTGTGCCGGAGCAGCCTGGGCATCTTTGGCCGTATACGCGGTAGACATAAACTTAACGCCATTCTGAGACGTTTTAAGCCATACGCTGACCCAGTAATCAATACCGCCTACTCGTGCAGAGCCTTTGTAGTCAGGCTGGTTCTCTTGCTCTTTGCGGTCATTCTTAAAGATAGCGCCACTGTTGTCTCGTGTTTCGTACTCACTCATTGCTTCTTCTCCACTTGGGTTTTAATTGCAGTTGCAGCCGCCTTAACTTCTACGGCCATTTTCTCTATAAACTCATCGTCCCGGTCAACTCTGACTAGAACGTGAGGCATTTTGGGATGGTAGGTAAATAAATCCCACCAGTCCCTCCCGGTAAGCCACATACAACCTTGTATCTGACACCAGTATTTCTTTACCGCTAATGTAGGGTCTCTCCAGTACGATGCCTGCGTTTTCGCGGCAGGGCACTTGATCTCTAGGCCACCCACGGATTGGCCTTTCTCTGTTACCAGGCCATCAGGTGAGCAGCCATAGCTGAACGTAGTGTCTACAATAAAGCCGCACTCTAGCACCTCATTGTCGGTAATAAACTCGTAGGATTCTCTAGCCTCTGGCTCCAGCGCAGTGCCACGCTCTGTGTGAGAGTTACTAAAATGCTCAGTCTCCCCGGTAATAACCTCAGCCACCAGCTCATCGATGTAACCAATCGCAGAAGACGAGGGCTTACCAGTCATGGT